AGCATGTAAAGCAATTAATAGTGTAAAAATTTGCTACACATATAATTGTAATAAAAATCCTCCAATTTATAAAATGCCTAGATTAAATCAAGCCTATTTTATAATGTTTGGATATGCTCCAAAAGAAGAAGCCTTACATAATGCCTTAATTGATGTTGTAGCATGCTTAAGAGTTTTTTATCGTTTATGGTTTCAAGGAATTCATTTTGATGAAAATCAAGAAGTTCCAGTCTGTGGAATAGGAGAACCAGATATATATTTAGTTTTAAAGGATTTAAATCCTATAAATCCAATTATTAAAATTGTAAATGAATTTACACCCGAAGGTATAAATCCTGAAGGTTTAGGTGAACCAGGGTTAAAATTATGTGGTCAAATAGATAATGATATTTTGGAATCGCAAATGACAGGAAAAAGTATTCAAGAAATAAAAAATGAAAATAATGAAAAAAGTAGATTAGGAAGATATAAAAGAATAACTGGAATAAAATATGTAAGTTTTCCAAAAAAAGCAGGGTCCAAAAGAAATTCAAAAAGAAACTCAAAAAGAAAATCTAAAAACTCAAAAAGAAAATCTAAAAACTCAAAAAGAAAATCAAGGAAATATCGTAACAAAAAGTAAAAATTTTTTTAAGCAGAACACATTTCACAAATTTCTTCTTTTTTTTATACTTTGTTTTCAGGTTCAATTGTAAATTGTTGTGCTTGATGTTTAGCCTTTCTTCTTAAATAATAAATTCCTGTTTTCAATCCTTTATCCCATGCGTAGAAATGCATTGAAGTTAATTTATTGTAAACAGGATCTTCCATCCATAAATTAAGACTCTGACTTTGACAAATAAACGCACCTCTATCCGCAGCCATATCTATCAAATGCTTCATAGGAATTTCCCAAACTATTTTATATTTGTTACGAATATGTTCAGGAATATTAGATAATTGTTGAACTGATCCTTGATTAGCAATAATATTATTTTTAATTTGTTCATTCCATAATCCTAGGTTAATTAATTCTTTCATTAAATATTTATTAACTACAACAAACTCGCCTGCTAAAGTTCTTCTAGAATAAATATTACTAGTTAATGGTTCAAAACATTCATTGTATCCTAAAATTTGTGATGTAGACGCAGTAGGCATAGGAGCAATTAATAAGGAGTTTCTTAAACCATTTTCAATAATGGATTGTTTTAACTTTGCCCAATCATAACGGTTACTAGGTTCTATTGACCACATATCAAATTGAAGAATTCCTTTAGATGCTGGTGAACCTTCAAAAGATGTATAAGCACCAAATAATTTTTGATTGTTTTTTTGTTCTCTTAAAGAAAAACTATCATTTTCTTCAGGTTGAATATATTCTAATACAGAAGAAATGCTCTTTTCAAATAATTCTTTAATAACGTTAGTTCTTTGTATAGCCATTTCATTACTTTTTTCTAAAGCAGCATGATAAATGGTTTCAAAAATATTCTTATTCAGTAATTTGGCTTCATCTGAGTGAAATGGAATATCCATTAAAATAAATGCGTCCGATAACCCTTGAACACCTATACCAATAGGTCGGTGTCTAAAATTACTAAGTTTAGTTTTTTCTGTAGGATAAAAATTAATATCAATTACTTTATTCAAATTGTTAGTTACAACCTTGGTAATTTCATGAAGTTTATCATAATCAAATTGTTTAGTTTGTTGATTTACGAATGCTGGCAAAGCTATTGATGCTAGATTACATACCGCGGTCTCTTTATCGTCAGAGTACTGATTTATTTCACAACATAAATTTGACGATTTAATTGTTCCAATATTTTTTTGATTAGATTTTTTATTACAAGCATCTTTATAAAGAATATAAGGTGTTCCTGTTTCCATTTGTGCGTCAAGAATTGCGAACCATAAATCACGAGCTACAATAGTTTTCCTTGCTCTGCCTTCTAATTCATATTTTTCATATATTTTTACAAAATCGTCTCCATAAACATCCGATAATCCAGGACATTCATGAGGACAAAATAAAGACCATTTACCATCTTTTTCTTTAACTCTTTCCATAAATAGATCAGAAATCCATAAAGCATAAAATAAATCACGTGCTTTTAATTCTTCATCACCATGATTTTTTCTTAATTCTAGGAATTCAAAAATATCTGCGTGCCAAGGTTCTAAATAAATGGCGAAAGAACCATTACGCTTTCCGCCTCCATTATGAACAATTCCATTGTGTAACATATAATTATGTTCATTTTTCATTTGTAAATCATATAATGTTCCATTATATTCTTCCTTTTTTATATCTTTTATTCTTGTTAACAAATAATTTTTATATTTCAAAAATTTATAAAATTGTTTATCATTATAATTAATATTCATTAATTTACAAATATCTTCTGTTTTGGGAATTCTAAGACAATAACTTATCTTTTTATTGGTAATAATACCATTTTTTGTTTGATGACTTTCTCCAACTCTATCTCTTATATACCCACTAGTTAATATTCCCATTTTAAGACATATAAATCTAACACTTTCAATTAAATTTCTAGATGTATTATCAAAAACTAATTCTGTATTATTACAACCATCAGTTTCTAATAAACCTTTTAATACATATTTGCTTTTTTCGATAGGCAAATTTAACCATTTTGAAAGAACACGTTTTTCTTTATTAACATCATAAATGTCGTTATATCTGAATGGCATATTAATGTTTTTATTCCATCTTATTCTAGTTGTATTTTCATTTGTTTCAATTCTATATTGAACACATTTATTTTCAAAATAATTAATGGCAAAATCAAGTAAATGTTTTTTATTATAAGTATGTAATGAAATATATCCATTTTGGTCTTCATTACTCATACTTCCATCTCCTAATATAATTCCATACATAAAACAATCATCTGTTGAAATATTAGTAATATCATCACTACATTGAGGTATACTATAAATAATCATATCATTTAAATCTAATTCTTTAGCTTCTATCCATTCAAAATTAATTAAATTTTTTTCAATTCTATTTTTAATAACATCATAATTAATGCCTTTAGTTTGATTTCTTAAAACAAAAATAGGATGTTCAGGAGTAATCTTAAGATTATCTATACAATGCATTGTTTCAATATTATATATTTCACCTTCATAGGGATGTTCAAGAACATTTTCAATTGTTTCACAATTACCAGTTAAATTAAATATTTTTGTTTCTCCAAATGAACAATTTTGTATTTGAAGTGGTCCATTTGTTGTATAAATAATTGTTTCGGGATGAACACATTGATCAACATATCTAGCAGTATTATTAAAGACACGCAACATAGGAATTAAACCATTTGAAGTGCCATTTGTTCCATGAATATGAGTTCCTTTGGCTCTAATATTGTGAATATGAAGTCCGATTCCACCAGCCCATTTAGAAATATGAGCACAATCTTTTAAAGTATTAAAAATACCTTCAATGCTATCATCTTCCATAGCGATTAAATAACAAGAACTCATTTGAGAACGCGAAGTGCCAGCATTAAAGAGAGTTGGTGTAGCATGAGTGAAGTATTTTTTCGACATTAAATCATAAGTTTCTTTAACTAGAGCTAAAGAATTTTCATTACAAATATCTCCATGAATTCCAATAGCTACACGCATCCACATATATTGTGGTCTTTCTATAATACTATTACCTTTCTTAAATAAATAAGCTCGTTCCAATGTTTTGAATCCAAAATAATCAATATAAAAGTCTCTATCATGAACAATCATTTCATTTAATTGTTTAGAAAATTTATTAACAAAAATAAATAATTGTTCTGAAACAAGAGGATTATGATTGCCGTGTATATCTACAAAGTTATATAATTCCGTCATTACATTAGAAAAATCAGAATCAGTATTTTTTTGATGATTAGAAACGATAATTCGTCCAGCTAATGTAGCATAATCAGGATGTAATGTAGATAATGAAGCACATTGTTCAGCAGCTAATTCATCAATTTTAGTAGTAGGAATGGTATCAAATAATTGGTCAATAACTTTCATAACAAGTTGTTGATAATTAATATTTATATTAGCCTCTTGGCCTAATTTTTTAATTCTAATCAATATTTTATCAAATGCTATTTCTTCTAAATCCCCATTTCTTTTAGTTACACGCATATTGTTGGAGTCCATATTATATAATTAATGTAATATTTATTTTAAGTTAATTTTCTTAAAAGTTTATAAATAGTATTTCTTTTTTCTTTTTTTAAATAATATAAGTTTAATTTTATAAAGTTATAATATATAATGAAGAGCATGATTTTTTCCATAACAAAAGGTATGATTTTTTTAATAGTAATATTAGTATTAGGATTATATTTAGCTCCTTTTTTAAAAGAGGGATTTGAAACCAATGACTTAAGTACACCTGGTACTTATCCTATTTCTGTAGATCAAGCAATTTTAAATGATTATCCATTAATAGGTAAAAATGAAACATCATTTAATAATTATAGTGATATGTGGTGGAGATATCCAGTATTTAAGGTTGGTTCTTATAAACAACTAACAAATAATTTAAGATATCATTATAATCCAGATGAGGGAACATGTGTTCGTGCCGATTTCTGTGGCGCAGTATATCATGATAAAAAAAATACTAAATCAAATATAATTTACCCACTGCCTCCAGCTGAAGAAGGACCAGGGGCTCGTGTTGGTTATTTTAGAGCTGAACCAAATGAATTATTTTATTCAATACCAACAAATGAAAATATATTGTATTAGTGTATTAGAATTAGAATTAATTTTTATGAATCCAATCAGAAACTATTTTATAATCACTAGAATTTTCAGTTTCACACACTTCAATTTCAGAATTATATGAAGAAATAGTACCAATTCCAATAATAGGACTGCTCCAATTAGACCCATCAAATTTGTTACTCACAACATTAATATAATATTTATTTGGCTTTATAACTATTGATTGTATAAATTTTGTATTAATTATTAAATTAGTTAATTTTATAAATTTTGACATTATTATGTATATTATTCAAGTAATTTTTAAGTTAATTATCAAAAAAAGGTATAATAACATTATTAAATATCTAATACAATATCCAATTTGGATATAGTTATTTTACCAGTTTCTTTGTCAAATTTTAACATTGAAGAACCATTACCAAATTCATTAGATTTAGTAAAATTATAATCTTTTTTAAAATTATCTCTTTTATTTGGAGCCCGATGTTCATAACCAGATATTCTTTCTTTTTCAATAGTAGACCATAATTCTTCTAATTCTGAAATATTATCATTAAACCATAATTTATTTCTACAAACAAGAACACAACTAAATTGTTCTAATTTCCAATAAATAGTTTTCATATATGTATATTTATTGTTCTTAGGATTGTCTTGATAGTAATCAATTGTTTTTTCTTCCCATTCCGATATATCTGTTGGATGAACAATATCTAGAGGTTTATAAGCATAAAATGGTTTACCTTCTGTAGTATGAAAATGAATAATAATGCCCTTAGTTTTTTCATCTTTAGATAAACAAACATTTTTAAATTCATTTCCATCTTCATCTTCAAATATTTCATCAGAAGTATCGTCTAAGTATGATTGTCTATCAAGATATTCAGTAAATTTGGTTTCCAAAAAGTCACATTCATCAAGGTCACAAACTTCCATTTGAAGTTGCATTTGAATCCAATATTCTTTTTTAGGAATGCCGTCAATTTCACGATTAACAATATTTTTAATTTCAAGCATGCGACCATATCGTTGTGAGGATTTGTCAACATTTATGCCGTCGGGAGATGCGCCTACATACTTGTATGTGTCATGTTGAATACATCCAAAATCGTCAACCTTCGTAATGTAGGTGTCTTCATAAATTTTTACCGAAAGAGGCTCATATTTTTGTCCCCAGTGTAAAGTTGTATTAGTATTTACCATGACAATTTCTTTAGATTCATTAAACGAATTCAATGGTTGACATTTTTCATAAATTAATTGGTTTTTGGTTGTTTGATTCTCAAACGCTTTATAAGCATTGGAAGCTGTAATTAAATTATGTCTAAACTGATACCATTGGGATGTTCTTTGCTCTGGTTGAGGTTTATTTTTTAAAAGATTAATTTTTTTACTTATAAGTTCATAATTTGGTTCTTTTAAAATAATTGTATCAGGATAAGATCTAGGAGGAATAAAATCTTCAAATAAATCATTTTTAGCGTGTTCAATAATTTCAGCCATTTCATCTTCAGCCTCCTCAGTGTAAAATACATCAAATTCAAAGTGAGAATTCATTAATTCTTCAATATTTTCATCAAAAACTTCTTCAAAATCTGGTTCTACAATAATTTTTGGATTTTCTTTAATAAATTCTTCCATCATATAAATACATGTTTGATATAATTCTAAAGACTCTTCATCATTAAAATATTTGGGGTCTTCTTCTGGAATAATAATTTCTGTAATATCTATTAATTCTTCTAACATTTTTATTTATATATTAATATAATATAGTTCGTTGTAAATAGTTTTTATATATTATTCAATTTTTAATTTATTCGTCTTTTTCAGAATCATAATCGTTTACCTTTGTATTTTTTATAGTTCCCTGCTTTTTCTTAGGAGCCAACCCCCTTACGGTTGAAACTCTTTTATCAACATTTTTTAATGTAAAATGATTTGTTAGTTTATTATAACTTAGCGCAGGAATTTCTTTTATTTCTCCAGTTTCTTTATTATAATTAACATCTTTAACTCTTTGTAATTTTTTTCTATCTAAACAATCTCTAAAAAAAGAGATTAGATTATTATGTTCAATTTCTGTTAAATTATTATCGTTTTTGTAATTATCGGCAAATAATGATAATTTTTTTATTTTAGCAGTCTTATCTAATTTACTCCAAGGTTCATTAGAATTATTAATTTTTTCATTTTCTAAAAATTTATCTAAATTAGTCAAATCACTAGAAGATTTAGTTTCAGGCCATGAAACACCATTTAATATCATCGTTTTATATTTTAAACTTTTTAATTCATGACAATCACTTATTTGATCTTCTTTTTCCATTTATATTATATAATGTCCCAATAATTTTAACTCACTTTTTTATATTAATATTAAAACAATTTATATTGTTAAAAACTTTTTAATTATTATATATTAATGTTTTTTTGTTAGTATAGGATATATGAATAATGAAATTGTTAAAAATCAAAAAAATGATGTAAAAAAGATTGCGATAGAAATTCCTTTTGAAAACAATATAAAAAAAATGAGAATTGAAAAAGAAAAAAAAATGAGAGTTGAAACAAAAACCTGGGGACTAACTAACAATGATTTAAGTCATGAAAAACAATTAAGTATTTTAAAAAGATTATTGGATGATAAAGAAGAAAAAAATACATATACATCTATTTTTAAATCCCATATAAAAAATAAGATATCCAACTATAAACAACAAGATATCTTAAAAAAAAAATTAGACGAATCGTTATTTGTAAATTTTGAACAAGTGTTAGATTTATTAAAAACATGTGAATTAAAATGTCATTATTGTTCTCAAGAAATATTTATTTTATATGAAATAGTTAGAGAATTAAAACAATGGTCATTAGATAGAATTAATAATAATATCGGACATAATAATGGTAACTTAGTTGTAGCTTGTTTAGAATGCAACTTAAAAAGAAGACGAACTAACAAAGATGCCTTTATGTTTACCAAGAATCTAGTTATTACTCGTGAGGGAATATAAAAAATAAGTTTATTAATTCATTATTTTAAAAATCATTATAATAATGAATTATTGGAAATGGAGCAAAGGGGAGCCCTATTATAAAAGCGCAAGAGAAATTCCAGAAAAAAAAGAACAAGTAAATATTTATAACGAAGTAAATTATGATTCTCAACAAAACGCAATTAATCAATCTTTAGAAGAAGATTCTTTTTTTAATCAAGACAATGATATGATAAATATAACTAATACGATGTTTTCAAGAAACCAAAACTTGAATGGTACAAGTCGGGAAGAAATTGATAATAAAATGGCTGGTCGTGAATTGGTTTCTCAAAGAGGTGTAAATCCATATCTTCAAACAAGCTATGTAAATGATATAGTAACAAGAGATATGTTTTTAAAACCAATAAATACTACACAAGGAAGAATTAAAAATAGTGAAGAAAATCAAAATTCCCAAAGTAATTAAATAGTTTTAACACACATAGTATTTAGAAGTCTATTTGCTAAATATCCTAAGAAAGTATTAAATAATATTAAAAAAGAATTTATGATAAACAAAGAATTAACTTTTTTGAAATGCATAATAATGAATGAAGCAATTGAAAACAAACTAACAACAAATAAAATTCCAAAAAATACACTTAAAATATAAAAATAAACGCAATATTCTCTTGGAAGTGGACCGAAGTATTTATTCATAAAAGAATTCATTATAATATAAATAAATATTATAAAATTCTTATTTTAATAGTTGATAGATAATAGTTAAAAGTTAATAGTTAATAAAAAAAAGGATTGCTTAAAGTTTATTATATTTTCGTTTAAATCAATATAATATTTTGTATTAAAAACTACTTAAATAATTATTTAGGAGTCTAAATAATGAATAACTTAATTTATACAACACAAAATGATTTACTTTTAAAGAATCTAATGAATTTTTATAATACTAATTTAAATGGGGAATTTAATCCTCATAACAATTTAGATAAAATGCTAAGAATTATAACTGGAGAATCAAAAATTTCATTACGAATTGTTGATTGGTTTGCTACTAATTATGCTAAAAAATATTATACTTTATATGTTATTGAACAGAGTAATGATAATATAGCAAGACGATTTAAAGTTTATGACGATTATAAATTGAAATTGAAGGCATATAGTAAAAAAAGATTTGACCCATTTTGTAGATGGGAACGGATCAGTATTCCATATACAAATGGAAAATTTATAGAGACAACAATAGGTCAATTAAATTTCTTTAAATGGGCATTAGAGAATAAGGTTATAGATTTTATTGAAAATAATTATGATGTTATTGAGAAAGATATGAATAATAGAAATAGTACATCTAAACGAAAAGAAACAGCATTTGATAATGCCAAAACTAGAAAGAAACGAGAAGAATTATCAATATCAGCAACTAAAAGTATAAAAAAAGAAAAGGTAGAAATTGTAGTACAATTTAATTGATTTTTTTATAATTTATAAATTATTAATTATTTAAAAATATATTATATATAAAATTAATGGGAAATACTCAATCAATGAAAAAAATTAATTATGAAGATATGCAAACAATTATACAAAATCCCGAATTATATTTATTAATAAATACATTATCTATATCAGAACAAAATTGTTTAATTGTTAATACAACCCTGGCACAAGAAGAAGAAATTATAATTAATAAATTTATGAAACAAAATAAAAATATCAGGATTATTATTTATGGGAAAAATTGTAATGATGAAATGATTCAAAAAAGGTTCCAACAATTGTTATCTCTTGGATTTTATAATATTTTTGTTTATCCTGGAGGAATGTTCGAATGGTTAATGTTACAGGATATTTATGGTAAAGAATTATTTCCTACTACAAAAAAAGAATTAGATTTTTTAAAGTATAAACCAAATTCTATATTAAATATTTCATTAATAGAATATTAATTTGTTTTTTTTTTATTTTATATTATAATAATAAAATAAATATTTAAATATTAATATTTATATATAAATGTTTCCAGTAATTGTTTGTATAGCAAAAAAAGAACAAGATTATATTGAGGAATTTATAAAATATCATTTGGCACTAGGATTTAAATATATTTATTTATATGATAATGAAGATACACCAACATATGAATCTTTACTTGAGAATTATAAAAATAATTTAAAAGTTATACATTTTCCATATAATAATTATCATCTTGGTGTTCAATATATTTGCTTACATAATTTTAAAAAAAATTACTTATTTTCTAGTGAAATAACCCATGTAGCTCATATTGATATTGATGAATTTATAGTTTTAAAAAAACACGAAAATATTTGTGATTTCATCAAAGAATATATTGTAGATGATTGTCATGGAATAGGAATGAATTGGAGACATTTTGGTTCATCAGGATTATGTGAAAAAACAAACGACCCTGTAACATTTCGTTTTAAAATGTGTCAAAAAGATGGTAATAGACATATAAAAACTTTATTTAAAAAAGACTATTTTATTCATTTTAATACCTGTCATGCGGTTGTATTTTCTGATGGTTATAAAACAAAATCAACTAATGGCCATATAATAAATGGTCCATTTAATGATAATATTGATTTTGATGTTATTCAGTTAAATCATTATAAATGTAAAACTTTACCAGAATTTAGATACATAAGAACTAGACAAAGAGCAGATATTGCTGTTCAAATAACAGAAAATGTTGATGAAAGTTTTAAGGCTTGTGATATTAATGAAATAGAAGAATTAACAGCATTTAATTTTTATAAAAATGTTTCAAACTCCACAAGAATCAATATTTATTTTTATGTTTTTGTTCAATTTTTATATTATTTATTATATAAAAAAATCTGTTTTTCAAATTAATAATTTTTTTACTTCGTTATTAAAATTTTATTATCATTTTTATTCAATACTAATTTAGATAAATCTCTAGCTCTAATATTCTGTTCTGGTTTTATATAACTAAAATCTATATATTGGAATTTATTTTTTATATTTATAACTTTATCATATAAAATATATTAAAAACAACTTAAAGAGCTTAAAGCAAAAAAATAATATATATTAAAAACAACTTAAAGAGCTTTAAGCAAAAAAATAATATATATTAAAAACAACTTAAAGAGCAAATTTATCAAACCTCTATCATTAATTTTATTTCTTCTAACCATTGATCCAATACTTCTCTATTTTTGTAAATATCTATATTTCCATCTATTTCTAATTTTTCTGTTTTTATAATATCTAAAAATTCATTATGATAATTATGGCATGATTCCAAATAATTAAGCGGTATCACCTCTTCCCCTTCACGAGACCTTTTATGAATTCTTTCATAACATTTTTTTGGTTCGGTATTAACATATATGGTATTTTTAATATCAAAATCACTCGCAAACTCATCAAACCAATTTAAATAAATTTGATAACAAACATCTTCTATTTTACCTTGGTCATATAACATCTTCGCAAATATATGTTTATCAGTGTATAAACTTCGTTCTGTAATTATTATAAACTTTTCTTCTGGATTCTTTGTTTTTTTTATTTCTTTAATTGTATCTCTTAAAATCTTTAAACGTGAAATATATGCCATCATTTGAAAAGCAAATGAATATTTTTCTTGATCTAAATAAAACTTCTTTAACATATTAATTCCTTCCTTATCTTTTATTTTTTCCCAATCATCTACTGGTTCTCTTAAAAATATAACATGTGTATCATCTTCATATTTTTTTCTTAGACTTTCCAAAAGAGTTGATTTTCCTGAACCTATATTGCCTTCAATCGATATGATTTTATAATTTGCGTTCATTATTATAATATTTAATAAGTGTATTTTTATTTCAATTATTTCAATTTTTAAATTATATATTTAATAAAAAATTAAAAATAAAATTGATTTATCACAATAATTTAAAGGTTTCCTTATATATAATTAAAACATGGATCTTAAACAAAGAAAATTATCAAGGTCAGAATGGGAATCTATTGAAATTCCCGTTTTTAAGGATGAAAATGAGATTTTACAATTAATAACAAATGGATTTTCTAACGTTCATTTAAAAATAAATAAAACTGATTCTATCTTTACATTTCTAAAGATAGAATATAATACTCAAATTGAGGAATTCTTATATGTTAAGTATTTCTCTGATAAAATTAAAGAACTTATAAAAAACTATAATATTGAATTTATCAAGTTTTCATCTGAAAATTTATCTAAACGAACTAAATCAACTGACCAAACTCCTTATAAAATTTATCATATTAATGTTTCTAATATTGTTCGCCTTAAAAGTAGTGACCAAATTCGTATGTCTCGTCTTGATAGTGACGGAATTGACATTAAAAATTCTAACATTTACGAATTTATTCTTTATAATAATCTAGAACAAATGATAATTAATAAAACTAATAATAAAAATATATGGATGTATTACTATTACACATTAAATAAATTAATAAAAAATAATGTAGAAAAAGTGAATCGCTTTATTAAAGAAATTGTTCTAACTTTTATTGATAATTTTGAAAAAGATCTTGAGCTTCTTTATATTCTTAACAACTCTGTTGAAATTATTGAGAAAAATTCTAATATTTTAAAATTTAACGATTTATTTCTTTATCAACATCAAAAAGAAATTTATACTGCTGTAAGGTCTTCTTCTCCAAAATTAATATTATATATTGCTCCTACCGGTACCGGGAAAACATTAACACCTCTCGGTTTATCAGAAAAATATAAAGTTATATTTGTTTGTGCTGCTAGACATGTTGGATTAGCTTTAGCTCGTTCTGCTATATCAATTAATAAAAAAATAGCTTTTGCTTTTGGATGTTCATCTGCTGAAGATGTTCGTTTACATTACTTTGCTGCTAAGGAATTTACTAAAGATAAAAGAAGTGGACAAATTAGAAAAGTTGATAATACTATTGGAGATAAAGTTGAAATTATTATTTGTGATATTAGGTCTTATATCTCTGCTATGTTTTACATGTTAGCATTTAATCAACCAAAAAATATAATTACATATTGGGATGAACCAACTATCACTATGGATTATAAAGAGCATGAATTACATAAAATCATTAAAAAAAATTGGAAAGAAAATATAATACCTAATGTAGTGCTTTCATCTGCTACTTTACCAAAGGAAAGTGAATTAACACAGACTATTTCTGATTTCCAGGAAAAGTTTCCAGGAGCTATTATTAATAATATTCTTAGCAATGATTGCCGTAAAACTATTCCATTAATTGATAATAATGGGTTTACAGTTATGCCTCATTATTTACATGAAGATTATAACAAAATTCTTGAAACAGTTCAACATTGCGAAGAAAACCTTACACTATTAAGATACTTTGATCTTAAAGAATCATCAGACTTTATTTATCATGTTGAAAAAAATAATTATATTAATAATTCTTCCAAGTTTTATAGAAATTTTGCGTCTGTTAATGATATTGATATGAAAACTATTAAATTACACTATCTAAAAGTATTAAAAAATATCAATCCAATTGTATGGAACAAAATTTATAATCATTTCAAAATATCTAGAACCCCCAAAATAAAAAATAATCATAACCTTGATTTATCTTCTGAAGTTAAAAAAATAAATAGTTTAGATTCAGCTAATGGTGAAACTGTTCTTACTCGTATTAACAGCATTAGTATTATTAATCCAGAAAAAAAAGAAGATGAAAACCCATCCGGAAGTTGCGGGATTTATATTACTACTAAAGATGCTCATACTTTAACTGATGGACCAACAATATTTTTAGCAAATAACCTTCAAAAAATAGCTAAGTTCTGTATTCAACAAGCTAACATTCCAGCAATTGTTATGAAAGAAATCATGGACAAAATTGATTATAATAATAAAATTAATGAAAGAATTGAACAAATTGAAAATGAACTTGAATTTGAAGAAGAAAAGTTAATTTCTAAAATGACTAGTGGTACTCAAGATAATTCTAAAGAAGCAAAGAGTCTTCAAAATAAAAAAGATAATAAAGGTAAAACAAAAATAGCTAATAATTTGATTGGTAAATCTGAAGATAGAAAGATTCTTAAAATGAAAGATGACCTTAATACACTTAAAAGCATGATTAAAAACGCATCTATTAATGATATATTTATTCCTAATAGATTAGCCCATCTTAATAAATGGGCTCAACATATATCAATTAATAATAAAGCATTTACTAGTAATATTGAGGAAGAACATATTATAGCTATCATGGCTCTTAAAGATGTTGAAGATAGCTGGAAAATATTATTATTATTAGGAATAGGTGTATTTACTCAACACAAAAGTAGCGCTTATACAGAAATTATGAAAAAGTTAGCGGATCAACAAAAATTATACTTGATTATTGCTGATAGTGATTATATTTATGGAACTAATTACCAGTTTTGTCATGGTTATCTAAGTAAAGATTTGGATTTAACTCAAGAAAAGATTATTCAAGCTTTAGGACGTATCGGACGTAATAATATTCAACAAGATTATAGTGCTAGATTTAGAGATGATTCACAGATTACAACTTTATTTACTAAGTTTGCGTTTGAAGATAAACCTGAAGTAATTAACATGAACCAATTGTTCAATTGTAAAAATGTAAAATGGGACGGAAAGGATTATGTAGAAGAAGAAGTAATAGTAAATAATTTAAATATGGATTCTAATAATGATTCTGATAATGATTCTGATAATGATTCAAATAATGAATATTATGATTAATTATGATTAATTATGATTAATTATGATTAATTATGAACTTGAAATAAGTATCTTTTTATTACATAGTTTTAGCAAGCTTATAAAATTTTATTTTTTTATTGTATTAATATATGGAACCTAATCCTACAAAAAATAAAAATAAAAATACCAGGAAAAAAGATTTCAAATCTCTACCAATTAACACACAAATTAAATTAGAAAATAACGCATTAATAACTGAATATAATTATTTCAAAAGTATTGATGAAAAATGGTTACCAATTACTAAAATAATAGAATATATGAAGAAAGAATATTTACCTTTTGAACAACAATTAAACGAAATAAGAAAAAATGGAGATGAATTATCTCTTAATGATTTTTTTATAATACCTAATGAATTGATGATTCCACAAAAAAAGTGTTCTTTTGAAACTAATTTGAAACAAAATCCAAATATGTCATTTGATAAATTTGTTTCAATTGTTGATTGGATATTAAGTAATAATAGAATTATAATTTATAATAAATCCAGTCCTATTTCAGCTATAACAACTGGTATCAATAATCAAGTTAATAAAGATATAACTAGAACTCCGCTTATTGAAATAAATAATGAAATATATTTTGATATAAAAAAAGATATTGATAAATTCTCTTTTGATTTTGAAGACACCTATAAAAATACAGATTTATTTAATAACAAAATTATGGATGTAATGAAAAATCAAGGAATTAAGATTGATTTCAATAATATAAATATAACTGATATTCTTGTTCAACAAAACATTGCTAATTTATTACAAATGAATATTAATTTATTCATTGGAAAAAAAATTGCTCCCGAAAATGTATTTGATTATAAATTTGATAGAAATATACAATTTTTTTTAACAAAAGAAGAACAATATATACTACTTAACTTTACATCACAATTAATTTTTACTAAACAAGGTGAAATAATAACAACTCCATGTGGAAATTATTCATTTACGCTAAGGATAGATTTAAAAAATAAAAATTATTCATTAGAAAATTTTATTTTAAATTATGATATAGATTCTTGCGTTGATTCTGGTGTTGAAGAGGCGCAATCCATTATGTCTTCTAATAATTTACAGTCAACAGATAATAATTCAGGAAATGTTTCTCAACCATCTTCTGAACCATCTTCAATAAATAAATATAAAAATAAGGCTTATAATTTGATAAATAATAATAAAGGAACTATTGCTGCTGGCGTAGCTACTAGTGGATTAATTTCTGTTGGCGCATTATATTTGGCAGGAATATTAGGAGGCAATTCCAATAATTTTACATGTAAACGAAGAAAAATTTTTAAACAAAATAAGAAAAACAATAAACCTCACAAGTTTACAAATAAACAATTTAAAAATATAAAAACAAAAAAATATTTTTATAATTATGTAAAAAATAAAATAAATAAATCTAAACGTAAAAAGTAAATAAATAAATCTAAACGTAAAAAATAAAATAAATAAATCTAAACGTAAATAAATAAATCTAAACGTAAAAAGTAAATAGTATTATTTACTAACTTTTATTAATTCATCTACCCCCTTATCAAAATCTCTTCTAATTTCCCATCCTAAATCTTTTACTTTTTTATTACTAATATAATAACGCTTATCATTAAATGGTCTATCTTCAATATACTTTATCCATTTTTCAATTTCATTTTGTTCTGGTTTAATTATTTTATCAATAAGTATTTTTGCTACTTCTAATACTGTATATTCTTGATGATCATCGCTTCCTATGTTGTAAATTTCACCTATTTCGCCCTTTTCTAATATTAATTTTAACGCAGAACAAACATCATTCACATGTAAAAATGCTCTTACATTTGAACCATCACCTTGAATCGTAACTTGTTCTCCTGATACTAATTGTTGTATAAATCTTGGAATTAGTTTTTCAGGATATTGATTAAGACCATATACATTATTTCCTCTTGTTATGATAATAGGCATTTTAAAAGAATGATAATATGATTTTGCTATTAATTCTGCGGCTGCTTTTGTAGCAGCATATGGATTTGTTGGACATAATACTGAACCTTCATGTTTTTTCTCTTCATTTTCGGATATCATTGATTCTCCATAAACTTCATCAGTTGAAATATGTATAAATTTATTTATTTTTCCATATTTTCTACATGCTTCTAATAAAGTATGTGTTCCTACTACATTGTCATGAGTATATTGTAAGGCATTATTAAAAGAATTTTGGACGTGTGATTGTGCTGCGAAATGAATTACCGTATCAATTTGATAAATTTCTAATAAATTAGCTATTAAATCATATGAACATAAATTTCCTTTTATTAATTGATAACGCTGCGATTTTTTTACATCATCATCAATATTATTTTCTGAAGCACAATAATACATAGCATCTAAATTAACAATTTCTACATCTGGATTTTCATTGAAATAATAATTTACAAAGTTTGAACCTATGAATCCACAACATCCGGTTACTAACAATTTCATAATTTAATAAAATATAATATTTATTTTATTATAACGCTAATAATAAATAATAAATACTAGTCAATAATTTTATTAAAATTAATGTTTCTTCTATAATTATGATAGTCATTGCGACTAAAATATTCATCTTTAATTCTTTTCTTAAATAAGTAAAAAAGATATTATATCTAAATAATTAATATTTGAATTTTTTAGTTTATCAATTTATTCTTTTAATTGTTTATTAAAATGTAATGTAATTTCTGTTCTTTTATAAATATCAGGTAATACTTTTGCTTTCAATAATTTTTCCTATAAATTTTGTATATCTATATTTTCTAATGAATTTATATCTGCGTTTAACATCTAAAACTGGTAATCAAATTGATAAGATTGTGATTGTGCTATTGTTGAATTCTTTGTAGATTATTTTGTAATAATTTATGAATAAAACAAAAATCTACATCAACTCCACCTAATAAAAAATACTGTATTATAATTATTATTTTTTATATTATCAATAAGAATATAAAAAATTGAATTAGGATTATTTAAACCTTTAGCACTGCCAGCACAACATAGAATATGTGTAGAGTTATTTAAAAAAATTCCACTTGAATGATTGTATCCCGTTATATGATTCATTTTTATTTTTTATTAAAATTGTTAATAAAATAAAACAAATGTTTAAACGTCATATTGTTGTATATTTAATTTCATTTCAATTATAGTATCTCTTACTGCTTCCTTTATTGGTTTAATATTTAATTCTTTATTTGACAAATTATGAGTCTCTAATATAATTGTATTTAAACAATTATTGGACCTTTTGGATGCTAAAATTTCATTTTGTTCTTCAATTGTAAAATTTGACCAAGTAAAACTTGGGTCTACTATTTCTTTATACATTTCTAAAATTTCATTATGACTAATTAATCCCGGATTACATAAATTTACTGTTCCTGTTTTATATTCAACAGCATATTGTATTAAAACTGGCAATAAATTATCTAAAACTGTCATTGAATTTGGTATTGAACATATTTTTTTATATTTTAAAATTTTTGTTATAAAGTTTCTTGGACTAATTTCACTAGTAATTGGCATTCTTATTCTTACATTTAATGTATCTTCATTAAATAATTCATGGAATATCCTATCAGTATATCCTTTTACAATTGAATATGATGAACCAAAAAAATTGGGTTTATCTTCTTCTTTAAATCCACTATTTTCATCACCATATGGATGGTCTTCGTCATAATCAAAAATACAACCAGTTCCTAAATATGTAAAATGAATATTATATTTTTTACAAATAAAAGCTAAAATAGTTGGCGCATATAAATTATCCTTTATATTTTCAACTAGTTTTCCTGGCTTTTCTAAATAATCAATAGTTGATATTTCTTCTGATTCATATACTCCATGTGTTCTTCCTATAAATGACATTACATGTGTAATATTTCTTAGATTAGAAATTTCTTTTACAATAGCGTTGGAATCATCTGCTCTACTAGTAGCTTTTACAACTGTGTAACCCTGATTTATTAACAAATTATAAACTTTTGAACCAATCCATCCGTTTGCGCCAAATAATAAAAACCTATAATTTTTTTTTTCTCCTAAATCATTAAATTCCATAATATATATATATTATCTATTTATTTTATCTTTATATGATATTTATATCAAATTATTTTTAATTTACTTCCTAATTCTTTATAATAATAATCATTATATGGAACATTATTTGTTAATGCTTTAGCTAATGTTATAACGCTCATTTTTAATTCTCTAATAACATCATATTTACAAGAAAAAAATTTTCTAAGTAAATTATTATATAAATCAAATTGTCCAATTCCATTCTTGTATAGAATCGGTATACCATATATTTGTTCAAAATTTTAAATTAATTCATTATCACAATTATTGTATAAAAAATAATAGTGTTCATTAGTTAGAGTATTATTTTTTATAGGTATATCCAATGCCGATGAACTAGAATATCCATTTAACTGAGCTGCTGTTTTTTGCTTTTAATATTAAAAATCAATAATTAATATTAAAATATATAAATAATAATAAGACGATATATGGTCTCTAATTTGAGTAAGCTAAACCACCCATGCCACTCATAATTCTTAGAACGTTGTAGTTGGTGGCATAAACACGGACCTTAGCAGTCTTGGTACCTTCAACAGTTGCGTTAGATAAGACCAATTGTAGTGTGGCATTATCAATTCTGGAGAAGTTACACGT